GTAATGCTTTAGGTTCTGGTATAACACAACTTCAGCATCAGGAATATTCGTGAAGTTCGTAATCTCAGCACCAATATGTTTTTCTTCAAGAAGCTTCGAAGCGCCGGACTTCCGTTGAGGAACCGGCTTCAATTCGGGCTTTTTCTTTTTAGTAGTAAGCTTTTTCAGCGCAGCAGATTTTGCCATGAGAGGTCTCCTTTAAGGGCAGTATACACCATCACAGAAATGATGTCAACAGTTCTTTCCACTGCCACCGCCTATTTTCCCACGAATATGTCTCGTTGAGAAAGTCGACTCGATCTTCCGACATCTCGTTGCCATCTATTACGTCTTCGATAGCATCACGAAGATTCGCTTCAAACCGTGCCATATGGTGAGCATGATTCTCAGTATAACCATACATATAAGTGCATCCCATAGCAGTCTCTGGTAGGGCTGCGAGTGACGAATGAACACACACTAAACCTGCACACATAGCTTCAATCATCACTAGACAAGAGGTTTCCTGCCAGATCGACGGATAGGCGAGAATGTGCGAACGCTTGAGCTCTTCACGGATTACATCATTTGATACTGATTTCGAATAATTAATGCCAGGATGCGCTCTCAATTGTTCGAATAGCTTTTCATACGGTTTATCACGTACATCCCATCCATAAAGATCGAAAGATGAGTATACATTCAGTTCGATCTTATCACCGAATTCTTTGTATAGATTATCATAAACTGGATAAAGCAGCTCAAGCCCTCGATGAGGTGTTGAGAAGTACATAAGCCGGACTTTGTCCTGAGGCTTCGCGTGTTTCTCAATTGGCTTGATAGCATTCTGTAGAACAATACCGGTGTCAAACGGAACACCTAGATAAGCGTTATACATCTGTTGTTGCCAATAGCTTACAAATACAAGCTTATCAAATCGTTTCCACCCGCCATTCTTTAGGTGCTGTACTTCAGGATCACCTGGAAGATCGTGCAGCACAAGTATTTTGCGCTTAGTGGAATCAAGTTCACGCACTCGTGAATGAATGATTTGAAACGGCGAAAGCAACTCAGGCGGAAGGGAATTAATCCGATCCGCCATAAGTTCAGTTCCGCCTCGAGCGAAATTAGACAAAGACTGCTCCATTTACGCGTTTAAGACTATCCCAACGGAATGATCGCCAGCCTTGATTGATAATGTCAAAGACTGCAACCACATCCGGATTCGGAGTCTTCTTTTGCACAACTTCTTCAAGGTCGACCTGCTTAGGAAGAGAATCTTCTTTGAGAGTGCAAGTCATAACTCGAATCGTCCCGTCTTTCTTTACGAATTCGACATCGACGATTTCATTACGCAATAAAATAAGAACGTCAGATTTTTCCATCACCAAAACCTCCAGAGGTATTTTCAATTTCTGCAAGAAACGCGTCGTGGCCACCTATGTATTGGTCATGCCAAAAAATTTGAGGGATTTTTGTAGTGCCCGACGGTACCTTCGACTTCATTTCTTCATACACAGCCAGATCTTCTACATCTTTCCAAACGTGTTTCAGCCCACGGTCTTCTGCAAGCTTCTTTGCAGCTTTGCACCATTTGCACCACTCGGCGCCGTAGATGACGATCATTCGCCATCTGCCTTCTTTGCCGACTTATTCCAATCCTTCAGGCGAGCAACGTATTCACGACCGGACACTTTCACTTTGATGAAGCGCTTGTTCGTCTGCTCTTTGTTCGGATTTGCAATAGTCATAACAACATCTTTACCTTGCTTCAAGGCGCGAAGCTGATTTGCAAGACGATCGCTCGATTGCAAGTATTCGGTACGCATTGCATTACGCACTTTCTTATCCACGTTCGAATGGATACCTTGCGAAATAAAGCCCTTCGACTTACCACCTTTTTTACCCACGGTCTTTCTCCTTCATTTCAAATTGAACGTCTTTACGCAAGAACCAGTACAACCAACTGGTCATGCAATGATCTTTATCCCAGAAAAATATCTTGTCGAGAAGCCAAACTACATTCGGCTTTCTTGCTTTCTTTAAAGCGTAATTTCTTGCACTCAGTGTTTGATTACTTGATCCGCCAAGTATTACATTGAGCAGTACGGATATCGCTGTACCTACTCTTGAAAAATATCTTATAACAAGATTTGTCAAATGTCAACTCCATAATGAAACCACTATAGAATATATATCAAATCTCTTCGTCGATAGACCGTCTCATTTCTTCTAGAAGATCATCGTAAGATTCAACCATCTTGATACTGTATCGATCACATACCATCTTTACGTTTCCGTAGCGGTAGAACTCTTTCGGGCAACATACGATCACATTAAACGGTCCGGGTCCTAAACCTCGACCAAAGATACCAAGTTCAAGAAGCGTAATAGGAGCCTTTGATTCCGCAGCAAAGTAGTACACGAGCATGCTAGCATCTTCTTGTTGCTCGAGTTCCCAGTCGACTTGCTCATAGAACTGAGTGCCGGGTGTAGGGTCTTGAACCCAAGAAGAATCCCAATCATCACGGCGAGGATTTACAAGAATCAAATCATCGTTATAATCTGATAGATCTTTCGACAATCTATCCTGCCAATTCTCAGCAGCGCCCATGTCAATCGATCCGCCGAGAAAGACTGAGAACTTTCCAGATGGAACCCAGTGTGGCGCCTTAATTACTTGAGTCAAAGGTTTTCTCCCAACAATCTCGAATCCACTCAATCTTCTTTTCAGTGGTCCAACCAGAAAGATAATCATTATCGCTGTCAAAAAGATCGAGAACTTCTTTTTCGCTCATCGTGATTGTATCGGTGATATTTTCTCCAACATGTAATTGAGAAAATTCTTTTACCTCGTTACAAGTAACACAGTCATGAGCCCAAGTAGCATCTACTGTAGCGTCCGTATTTAGTTCTTGAAGTTTATCTTTTGGCATAACGTACCGATGACGAAACGTTGAAACCGTCGTTACAACTATGTATTCATTATCACTCATTTGATACCCATTTGTTAAGGTTCAGGCAGACTTAACCGCCTGAACACGTGCCTTAAACATACCGTCCTTGATCTTTGTCGTGTTCTTCTCGTCGTTTGGAAATACATCTGCAAACTTAACAGCACGAACACTATCGAAAACCCACCGCACTTTCATCAGGTGCTCAGTCGGAGCATCCTCAGAACCCAGTCGGCCATTCTCATCACAAACACCAACAGCCCACAGCAGCAGTACAACCTCAGGATCACGAAAAGCATCCATGTCCTCGAACATGTGAACCCAAGTCTTCGGGTTCAGAGTGTCCAGCTTGTGCATATGCATATGGAACCGAGTAGTCTTCATCACTCGATCTCGCATCTTTGCGGGAACAGTCAGACGATTACAGAAGTCACGAGCAACTGCAACACCAGTCACCTCATGCCCGTAGTGCTTAGGCAGCTGATCACGTGGTGTCAGACCCTTACCGAAGTCATGTACCAGACATGCCAGTCGAGTCTCCAGGTCAAAGTTGCTCTCAGCAGCTTGAGTCAGAACCAGCATAGTGTGCTCGTACGCATCGCCCTCAGGGTGCCAACGCCGAGCCTCCAGTGCAGTCTTCAGTCGATAGACCTCAGGAAACAGAACATGCAGAGCGTCGCACTCCAGCAGAGTATCGAAAAACAGTCGTGCATGATCCTCCATCAGAGCTCGACTCAGCTCCTTCCAAACGCGCTCAGCAGTCAGCTCGTTCAGAACACCCTTCTTTGCCATCTGAGAAACCAGAGCAGCAGTCTCAGGAGCAACTGTCCAGTCAGAACCGAAGCGAGCCCGAAAACGTGCCAGCCGCAGAACCCGAACCGGATCCTCGACAAAAGCATCAGAAGTGTGCCGCAGTACTTTGTTCTTCATATCTTCTTGACCACTGAAAGGGTCGACTATATTCATAATGCGAGTCTCAGCATCGTCAAAGAACTCTATCGCCATCGCGTTAATCGTCAGATCGCGACGAGACAGATCCTCTTCGATCGTAACCTCGGGTCCAAACTCAACATCGAAACCGTGATAGCCTTTGCCAGACTTACGCTCTCGCCGTGCGAGAGCCCACTCGTCACCTTGATCGCTCAGATACACCGGAAACTCAGCGCCGACTTTGGTAAACGACTTGATGTAAAACGGAGGGTTCGCCATCAGCTCAGCCTCAGTTGCACCGGTGACAACCCAGTCAACATCCTGAGAGCGTACACCCATCAGATAATCACGAACGTATCCGCCGACTTTGTAAAATCTCATGTTGTTCACCTTGTTCATAGATATAGTCTACACTACATGCAGATAGATGTCAACAACTATTATTCAAATTCACAATGAAGTTCTTCTTCATAATAGTAACAGTCGTCAACATATTCGGGGTCGTAACCGTGTTCGATTGCTTGCTGAACATGATATTGATGTCGTGCAAAATCGGCTTCAGCTTCAAGATGTGCTTGAAGTTCAGAATCTGCACAAGCCGACAAGAGTACGACCGAGATAAGAACGAGATATTTCATGTTGAGCTCCTTGCTATATAGATAGCTTATCATGTGCTGAAACTGATGTCAACAGTTATTATCGATGCAGGGACAATTTTTTGAGCTGCTCGAGGATTTCATCTGGAGTCAAGTCACAAGCAAAGACCCATGCACATGTTACTTCTGAAGTAAGAAACACCTTACCGTAGAAGTTACGCCACGGATACGTCGGGTCAACAGTAACACCGACAGGATGAGGTGTACCCATTCCCATAGCTGCGATATCGCTGATCTGCTCAAGTGTAGCCTCAAGAACGAGAGTGCGTCCAAAAGAACGATCTTCTTTCCATTCTTCGATATATGGCACATATTCATTCGGAGTTTTTGTGTTAACCCATTCATCGAAGTCTGCTTGAGCATGCATCGCTTGAGCCATACCTTTACCAGGATTCAAGTCTTGCAGGTCTTCTCGCATAAGGCAATAGAGAGTTGGTGTCATTGTGTAAATGATCCTGTATTAGGTCTATGAGGGTGAGTAGAACTAGTTCTATTCGATTTCCAGTGTCCAAAGCCTGAGCTAGTAGTGCCATCATCCCAGGTTTCAACTGAATAGTATTTTTGTAACCATACAGTGTACCCGTCGTCAAGCTCAGTTGGGAGCAATGCGAAATAAGTTACAATGCGCTGTTCACCAGATTTTGTTGTCTTCCATTTCATGATATATCTCTTTTTGCCGAATGTCAACAGTTAATCCCAAAGAGAGAAATAATATTCTGCAAAGAGACGAAGGCCGTTTTGGATTCGATCATAGTGAGCCTTCTGCCCCACGCGATCAACCTTGAATGTGTGGTTAGGACCTTCGTTCATACGATAGAGTTCACTATCTTCTTCCTTATCGAACTTCAAGTCAACTTCACCGGAGTAAAACTGTTCATCGCCTTTATCATCTTTGGTGCACTGCTCAAAGGCCCAAATCATTTCATCGAGAACCCATGCCCAACGAGCATGTAGAGTATTATCGTGATCAGGATCGTCTGTAACAGGATGCCGAAGATGCTCTGGAACATCGGCATTATCGACGTATGGCGATCCATGTTTCTTTTCTTTTAGTTTCAAGAGAATAGGATGAACGACAAGTGCAATCGTATGATCTGCACCCCATACGTCATAATCATCAATGCGGATTTTGATTTTACGTTCATTCTTGTCAAGATACTTGTTAATGGTTTTGTTCAAAACATCCATCATAGCATCAGTGACTTTTGCGACTACGCGATCATACTGAGTGTAATCCGCCTCGCTGTAATCGTAGTTAAACTTACCGAAGCGCTTTGCAAAATACCAATCCTGGAGTTTCAAAGGCCAGGCGATTCGATCACGATAGGGTCCTATACGAGCTTTCATTCTTCTAGATTCCATACAATTGTGTCACAGCCTATCACTTAGCTGTAGTGAATGAGATTTATCAGCTTTGGTTGTACACCTTCAAGTAGGTGAACGTGGTCTGGATACAGTCTTGCAAACTGTTCTTTGTAGTCGAACCACTTACCAAACAATCCAACATCCTCAATCTCTTGATAGTTGTTCATATCGTCGCAATAACGGAAGTCGCCAGAATCATATAGTATGAGTCCAAGAACCATATACTCACCCATCATAGCATCCATGATTGTTTCGATCTGACGGTCAGCAGGTTGCGGTTTACCCCAGCCAAACTCATCAGTGAGTGCTTCTTCGATTTCTTCATATGCTTCATGAAAAGCATCATCCCAAGGAAGTTTCACACCATAGACGGTGTAGACATGCATGTTAATACCCATTATTTTATGATCCAATCCATATTCATCCAATCAGTATCTTCTGGCATCAGTTCAACGATATCACCATGTCGCTCTTGTAGCTGAGACCAAATATGTGCATTATTCATTCGAAGACAATATCCAGTCTTTCGGCACTCATAGCAAGATCCAGTTGAGCCATAGAACATAAACGCATGTTTAGTCTCTTCGACTCGAGTAATACCACTATTCATACGCCAAGAGTCACCGGTAGTGTAGCCACCAGACCAGCCAGCAAGAATGCGATAATGGGGATCGTCCCCTTTAATTTTGATTACGACCCAGTTATCAGGAGTGTATGTCATAGCCCTAATGCCTTCCTCATTTCATCTTGCGTGTCTTCTCGGCCAGCTCTGTATGCCATTCGGATCAACTCTGCAATTCTATTTGCAACACCTTCGTTTTGAGCCGGAAAGTTCCAATACTTCGATCTAACTCCCCAGCCGGTTCCGTGTTCAGACACATATGCTTCACACTCTAAAAATGGACTACGTTCGTTCATAGTTCTACGTCCACATAGTCATGAATACCCAAGCAATGGAACATTGTACGGCCGTGCTTGTACTGCATCGTGTTGTGCCAGTGGCCGAAGTACCACTCATCTGGTTGATGGATGTCGAGCATTGTGCTGAACGCCATTGCAGTCCGTGTAGGAATAGTTTTAGCATTTCCTTTGAACAAAGCGAGCCCAGTTTGAATGAACATAGCAGTGCTCACCTCTTGCGGACAGTCATGGGTAATCATGACTCGAGGCTTGACCTGCTCATATATGTCGATCATACGATAAAACTCTTCCATCGAGAGCTCCTCATCAGCCCACCATGAAACACCTTCTGTACGAAGTGCATGATCGATCGACCAAGCACCACCGATAAACATCACATCATTCTCGATGAAGCCGTCTTTAATCCAGCCCGCCATTTTTGCACAGCGAGCAGGATCATCATGATTGCCACGAATGAAGCGATGAGTTCCATCCCAGTGGAACTCATCTGCACGGTCGTGCCAGTAAGGACCAGCGAAGCCTACGCCAAAGTCACCGACTTGAATCGTACGTTCGCATCCGCCAAAGTTGATTCCATCCATTGCGGTTTGGTGATAGAGTTCCCACTCGCCGTGGATGTCTCCAATGAGACGTGTTTTCATTTGTCGAGTTCCTTCAGTTTGAAACTGATTTCAAGATAGAACCGATGATACTTCTCCATCCGAGCAATGTCCTTTTCTGAGACACCTTTCAGACGGCGTACATCGGTGTTATGGCGAAGGTCGGCCAACTTTACTTTCATCGCATCGACGTTAGCAAAGACACCTTCTTTGTATTCATCGTAGGTCTGGCCTGGAACTTTCGTCAAAGCACGAATACCTTCGATGATGCGATCGGTCATACCGGCATCTCTTAGATCTTTGTACGTGACATCAGTATCTTCGATGACGTCATGGCCGAGTGCGATGCACTGTAGCTCTTCGTCTTCAGACTTGATGTAGTGCATCACTTTGATCGGATGCAGGATATAAGGATTACCGCCACGATCAAACTGCCCATGATGAGCGTTGGTCGCGATGTGAAGCATCTTGCTGAGGAGTTCACCTTTTTTCATACTATAGTCTCCTTCCATGGTTTTACTCTATACCATGAAGTTATAAATGTCAATCATAAATATTCGACCAATGCTCAGGATTTACGACTCCTTCAGAGTCTTCATCGAGCTGTGGAAAGATATTAAGCCCCGTGAGTTCTTCTACTCGATTCACGGTGGTAAGATACTTAGGCATATCTTTGACTGGAAGTTCAGCGTTTGGCATAAGATATGCAATGGTCGAGTCTGTTGCCTTATCATATACGACCTTCCAGAGGTACGTAGGAACACCTACTTTACCATCACCAATGGTCTTATAACCTTCTTCGTAGATCGTGCCAGATACTACATAGAGGTCACGATTCTCAAGCGCCCAGTTGCGCACCTTGAGTTCAAGCATCCGCCAGATACCACGATTGTTATTTGGAACTTGCGGTACCATGTTTGAGAGGAAGAAGCTCTCACTCATAACTTCTTGGCTAGCTTTATTATTCGCGCCTGCTGACAAGTGTCCACGATCATATGGCTCACCTGAGTAATCTTCAAGGCTTGCTGAGTGTTCTTTTGGAATTTGATAATCTGGCCGAAAATCGTCCCTGCGTTTAGCAACACCTGTAATATCTAAATTATCAAGATGTTCAACTACATACTCAGCGGTCTTTGTGTCATAGCGGTAATGAATTGCGTAGTTAGTATGGCATACATACTGAGTGTTTTCAGTAATAGCCGAAATAGGAGCGCCGAAAATCACGTGCTGAGAACAGTTCTCATCAATAGGATTTGCGAAAGTAACAGATGGTATAAGAGCAAGAAGATAAAGTAAGCGCATGGATCCTCCATAATATTGTGCTTACTATTTATTCCTCGCTCTTATAGAACAGATAGCTAGGATGCGTGCGGTTTTTCCACGCTTTATACTGTGAATCCATAAAATTCACTTTAGCCACAATATAGCCATCGACGCATTCTTCTTTGTACCAGTCTCGAATGCGTCGATATTCGTCTGCAACTTGGTCAGCAGCCTCTTCAAGCGTGTTATCAACATGCCGACAGTCTCCGAGCACTCTGCAAAAATGCTGTTCAACAGTGATCTCGTCGTCTGGCCAGAAGGCAATATCCCAGCCTTTACCATTACACATTATGCTTCCTGCCCGAAAGGTAAGATTGCATTTCAAGAGTAAGTTCACGAATTCTAGGTTTTACCGAAACATCGTTATCACGAATGAGCTTTTTCATAAGATTAGCTCGCTCTCTTCGCATATCTCCGATTTTTGATCCAACCCAGAGACCATTTACTACCTCATAGTTCTTTTCGTCGATCATGCAACCACCTTATCAAGAATTTTACTCAAGTTCTCAAGTACCCACTCTTTTGCAACAATGAGTTGTGCAGCATCACCTTGTACTTCGGCATCTTTAAACTTTGCTGCAGTCAACACAATGTTATAGTCGGTTGGTAGGCCCGCATCAACTTCGTATACAAAGAAGTCTGATTCTTTTGGCCTACAATATCTATATAGATAAGTGAAGGCCATAAAGTCTTCGAGGATATCAGTTATCACGCTTTCATCCATTCCATTAGAGCTTCATACTTCGGCGTCGAGCCGATGTTCTTCTTGCAGTGATCGAGGAGCAGGTCCCGAAGAACACAACCGTCGATCAGCCGGAAGATGAAGCCGCCGTCGGCCTTGTTGATCAGGTTTGGCACCATCTCAAGCGCGATGCGCTTCTTGTCAGCACCATAAATCGTCCGTGCCAGCAACTCTAGACCTTCCAGTCGACCTTCAGCATTGCGGAAAGCTTCCCAGAAAGCTGCTTCGACTGCATCAACACGAGCTAAGTCCGACGGATCGAGCATAGCCCGAGTGTCGTCGATCGTTTCGTTCAGAACGAGCTCAACGATGTTACGATCAACTCGGACGATGTCCTTGGTCTTGTGGATCTGCACATACTCATCGGCTTTGACCTTGAGCATGTGCCCGTCTGCAAACCGAATGATGATACCCTCTTCACCGCGAAGAGCCTTTACTTTTTCAAGAAGAGCTTCAATTTTCGTCATCGTTGTCTCTTTTCACATGGTCTCGATATAAATAGACTATACTGATCGTTGGAGGATGTCAACATGTTTTTGCTGTACAAGACAACAAATTTGCTGAATGGTAAAGTGTACGTTGGTATTCATGAGTGTGGCGATACATGTCGACATCTTGTAGATTCTAAGTGTACGTACTTTGGGTCTGGCTCAGCCATTGGGCGGGCGCTGAAGAAGTACGGAAAGGAAAACTTTATACGAGAAACTTTAGCGGAATTTTCTACAGAGGCACAAGTTCTCGCAGAAGAAGCACGTATCGTCGACAAAGCTTGGGTGAAGTCTTCTAATAACTACAACATGGCACTCGGAGGAGGTAAGCCGCCAAACCAATCTGGCTTTAAGATGTCACAGAAAGCTAAAGAGAAGATCAGTGAAGCATCTAAGCAAAGATCACAAAGTTTGTCATATACAGCCAAGAAGACTATGGATGCTAGGGTTTCAACGGGTGGTTGGACTTCAGAAGAAATATCTAAAAGAGTCCAGACAAGAAGAACAACTGTTGGGTACTCGAGCGACATGACTGCATGTAACACCCAAGAATCTATAGCTAAACGTGTAGCTACTAAGAAGGCAAATGGTTACAAACAAGATGTATCTTACTTGCACTCAGAAGATGTTACTTTCCGCAAAACAAGAACCAGGATCATCAACCAGATGAAGAAAGGCAAGACCTTCAATGAAGAGGTCTTGCTTAAGTACAACATTACTTCAGAAGATACTCAAGGTATTCTTCTACCGAGTTGAATGTACGAACCAACTCAAAAGGTGCATCCCACTGACGCAAGCTACGGTACTCACCAGACACAGTCTCACGTATTGCAGTCAGGATCAACTTGGCTTCGGTATATTCGACAACAATCTTGTTGGTCGGAGCAACATACTCGAAGATCGGTGTGAAGCCATCAATCATCATGTCCTCGAGCCAGTCATACTGGCCAGGATCAAGAAGCTTCTCGGCTTCCATCGCGATGTCGGTCACACCCATCTTCGTAGCAAGACGAACCATGCCGTGCATACGAACCGGGCGAATCATCGAACCGTCGAGCTTGTCCATCACAATGTGAGCACGAGTCAAGTCCAGTCGATGCGACTGGGTTTCTTCTTTCTCGTTTATGTTGAAGAACTTGTGGAACGGACGAGACATGATGTTGCCTTCAGTGTCGAAGATCAGGCCGCGGCATTCACGACGAATGGCACCCATCACATCGTCAGGACCTTCCATCTTGAAAGTATCAGGCATAGCGACGAGATAGTTGATCACCGTACCAAACTCACGTTCAGCAACAACGAACTCGTCACGACTAGCGATTGCCGGAAGAACGTCATTGATCGTACGAATTTCAGGGAACTGGTAGTGCATAATGTACCTCTCTGTTACTCGATAGATATAAGTAATCTACTCGGGAATGTCAACCAGCAAAATGCAGATTTATGCGTTATCTGCGTACCAGACGATGAACTTCCACGAAGCAGCTTCGATCGCCTTGCCGAGGGCATAGAGCCCGCCGAACATGATGACGTTGGGGAGGACGTAGTAGATGATGGTTTCCATATCACACCTGATAATCTTGGGGTTCAGAGTTTTTCATACGTTCGAGAAGAGGCTTGAGTTCAGCTCGACGAACTGCGTATTGCGCGATGCCGAGCTGATTACCTTCCGAGTCGAGCCACAGCGCAGTCCAGAGACGAAGGCTACGATCGTACCAGTGTTCGATTTTCATGCCGGATTCCTTCTCTTACTCGATAGATATAAGCAATCCGGCATGAAATGTCAACCAGCTAAACCAACAAAAATGATGCCCGCGGCTAAAATAATCACAAGAAGCGTAAAGGCATCCATGATCAGTCTTCCCTCTTACCTTTGCCCCAGTCGATCACAACCGGGAACCGCGGAACACCATCCGGTGTCGGAGTGAAGTAACGCAGAGTGACCCAATCAGGCTTCTCTTGCTTTTTCCACATCACGGCGAGGGTATCCATATCACCACGAACACCAGCTTGGAAGGTCTTCTCAGAGTTGAGACGAAGAACGAAGTGCTTCACGCAACCCTGCCAGTTGCCTTGACCTTCGAGAACCTCGACGACTTCAAACTCGTCAGTCAAGAACTCCTTACGCTTGAGCAGGTTCTTCGTACGTTTGTTCTCGTACGGCTTGTCGATACGAACCATTTGGCCTTCGTATCCATGCTCAAGGTAGCCTTCATACAGAGAGTCAAGCCCCGTGCGAGTGGGCACGTGCACCGTGGGTACGATCCGCACGTACTCGAGAGGAGCTTCATAGCGAAGCAGCTCACGTTTGCTGAAAGGAAGATCGGGTTGATCGAGAACGATCACATCGTACACATGGTACTGAACAAGTTCTTTCGACTTCACAAGATCTTCTGCTTTCGGCTTGGTCTTGCGGACCATAGAGGTGATCGAGTTGAAGTCATCTTTGAGCTCATGATTGTAGAGCTCACCGTCAAGGATCATGTTCGGATGCTTCTCAAAGAAAGGTTGTAGGGACTCCCAGATATGAGGCACCGCAACGATCTCTTTGCCGGACCGAGTCCACAACCCATCTTTGCGAGCGATGCACCGGATGCCATCGAGCTTCGGCTGAGCATACACATTACCAGCGGCGAAGTTCACTTCAACATCTTCGAACTTCTCAGCCAGCATGGGCTTGAACTTGTCGAAGGTGTCAACGTTTTTCAAGTCAGAGAAGTATCCACGGTCTTTCTTCTTCTGCACTTCAGACTGCATCTCAGACGTTGCTTGCTCTTCCAAAGAAGTCTCATTCGAGCGACCGACGTTCTTTTGCTCGACGAAGGTCCATTCGGAAGTCACTTTCTTCCCGTCTTCGAGACCAGCGATCGAACGAAGACCCCAGCGAGTCCCGTCAGTGCCAGTCTCAGCGTACCACACTCGAACCTTCCCTTTGGAATCGAGCTTGTAGAGGGTTTCACTAGTGAGTACAGTTTTCATATTATCTCCAGAAGTTGATCAGTTTGGTCCAGAACGATTCTTTGATGCCACGAGCTTCCTTCCACTTCTTCATCATGGAGTAGGACACTTCTCGAGCTTCGACTTCCCACGGGAAGTTTCTGTATTGGTTATAAGTCGGTTTAGTCAAGATGTCAACAGAATAGTGTACACCTCGATAGATTTCGCTTCCATCATGAAGACGCTGAAAGTCTCCACGTACTTCTTGCATCACATGAGTCATCTCATGAAAGATCACCTCGAGAATCTTGTTCATCGGAACACCGCGAGAAATTTTGATGACGAATCTCAAAGGCTTGAGTTTGCCACGATCATCGTAGAACTGAGTTTTACAGTAACCACTGGTGAGTCCGAATCCATTAACGGATTCAACTTCATATGGAAACTTGACATATACCGTGTAGTCGTACTTGTCAAGTTTGTGTTCCTTGATGTAGAACTCAAACGCTTCATGGATAGTAGTCCACGCTTCTTCAGCGAAGAAAATTTTTGCGCCAAGATGTAGACGCACTTTCATGAGTAGTTCCTCACGAAATTAGTGACATATTCGTCAGAAGCTTCACCCATGTCCTTGCCGTCTTCCATCACGTGATGACTTGTACCACACTTAGCAAGCTTACGACCAGCACGGTCATTATCGCATACGGCCACAACAGGGCGAGTACGTCTCGCCAGCCAAAGCCATCGAGCAAGAGAATCATCAACGTCGTTGCTAAGGGTAGCGACAGCACTGTACCCAAGAGAAGTAAGTCGAGCAGCATCGAAGACACCTTCCGTTACAAAGAGAGTGTTTGAGAAAGACCATGACTCGAGACCCCAGACGCCGACGACTTTAGCCTTGCGCCATGTGAAGTAACGAGAGTCACGAGGATGATTGTCTCTCTTCTTGTCAGCAGCATGACGATACTGCTGAAAGCCGACCATTTGGCCAGAGAGATTCCAGAGAGGAAACGTTGCGACACCTTCGTCTTCGTCAACCCAAGCCGTGTGCACGCTCAGATCGAAGTGTCTGGACTTGAGATTTTCGAGGACGGTCATGGTATCACCTTTGCTCACTGATCAGGTATAAGCAATCGACAAGAGAATGTCAACTGTTATTCTGCAGCTTCCATCAGATCTTTCACTGGAACAAACTTACCTTCGCGGAAGATGTGAGTGATCTTGTTCAGGCCTTGCTCGGCCACTTGCCTAATGCTAGCAGACCACACTTTTTTGATGGTGCCATCCATCTGCTTCTCTTTGCGTTCAACCGCAACTCTTCCGAGGATGCCGCCGTAAGTAAACCCAGCGACCACTCGATACTTCCCGGCCCGGCTTCCCGTCACTTGAACAAGATCGCCGACCTTCAGCACTTGGGCCTTGTTGAGCCACTCACCTGTCTTGTCGAGAAGTTGCTTACGGTCTTTGTAAGCAGCACGATTTCGAGCCTCATCTTCCAGCTCGAAGACTCGAAGCTTTGAAGTCAGATCTTTCATCGTCTCAGCGTGTCGCTTCTTCTCAGCGGCGATGGCGTCTTTGAGTTGCTGCTTGTTCATATCACTGTACCTCGCCGAACGGCACGTCAACAGGCCAAGGTTCCCAGCAATACGCCGGATAGCCATACTTCTGGTCCCACTCACTCATGAGTTTACCGTGATCGGTATAAACGGCATGAAGTTCCCATTTACCGTTTACCATCTTAAAAACTGGAAAGCACATCATTTCCTCGCAAGTGCTAGAGAAGATCCATCTTTGAAGAACATCTTGAGACCAGACATGGTCTGGAACTCATCATCTCGCATGTCGTACTCGAACTTCCATTCGTTTATCAATGCTTCCCATGCACCAGAGAAGGGAAAGTCATGGAGTTTGAAATGAGTGAACTGCGCGAGTTCAGCAATTCCAACTTTATTGAGAGCATTGAGAGGCCGGGTTGTAGAGACTTTGAAGACTTCAGACAGACGAACTTTCATGATGAACTCCTTAGATCAGGCCAGTGACAACTTCGAGAACAACGCGGTTGATTGCCGCAGTCAGAGGATCGTAGATAGACGCAAGATGAGCGCAGTAGCACACGATGGCGGTGTTGAGGACGATCATGAAGGTTTTCATTGTGTCACCTATTGTTGCCTTATAGATATGTTCTATACAGTTCTTCAGGTGATGTCAACAAAAAAAGAGCGCTTCGGCGCTCTTTTTCTGCACTTTTTTCATGTGCCTTACTTTTGTGCCATGTCCATGAATGGAACAGTCGAACCCGGGATCATAGTCGTCGGAAGCTTACCGTCCCAGCGCTCAGCTTGAGTCAGTGCGATCAGGCCGGCGTTGTCACGAAGAGCGTCAGCTTTTGCTCGGATCGCAGCAGCTTCAGCATCACCACGAAGACGAGTTGCTTCAGCCGCAGCTTTTGCCTGAGCCAGTTGAGCGTCAGCTTGCGCTTGTGCTTGAGTCACGACGATCTCAGCCTGAACCTTTTCACGCTCAGCGTTCTGACGAACCTTTGCGACTTCGACTTCAGCCTTCATACGATCAGCAACAGCCTCGACATAGTCTTCGGAGAACTTTGCGCCTTCGACCTGCACCGACTCGATGATCACGGGACCAACGACACTCGACTGAAGAGCGGTTTGGATCTCAGCCGAGATACGTTCCCACTCGTTGATCGCAGTCGCAGCGGTGAACTTACCGAAGACGTTCTTCGATGCTTCAAGCGCTTGACGATCGAGCAGTCGAGCCAAAAGGCCGTCTTCACCGCCGTACTCGCTATAGACTTTCTCGACCTGATCAGGCGGAAGACGATAGTTGACCGAGACAGTCAGGGTCGCTCGCTGTTGGTCTTTCGAGAACACGATCATGTCTTCATAGACGCGAGCGTTCGAACGAACCGAGATCTCTTTGATCGAGTCGACGATCGGAAGCTTGAAGCCGAGCCCGGGTTCAGCCGTGCCAACGACTGCGCCGTTGCGCAGGATAACGCCGCGATCACCTGAGTCGATCGTATAGAAGGAACCACCAACGATGGTGAGAGCGAAGAGGCCGATGACAACTGCGGTGCTGCCGGCGATAATGGTACGTGCGTTCATGATCTTTTCCTTGGGTTTTTCAAAAGTAGAAGTACGTTGAGGGCGACGATCGAATGGTGACTTAATCATTTTCGTCGATCACCGTTTCATTACCGTCTTTGTCGACTTCATAGCGATAGCTACGAATCTTTACACGAGTCAGAAGGGCATAGACGCCCACGCCGATAAGCGCAGCGACAACACACATTCCGATAAAGGTTACCATGTTCAACTCCAATCCATTTCGATTTCACGAGACTCTTGCCCGGATTTCAGCACTTCTCCGCTGAGACAAATGGAACCCGGGCCTTTCCACGTCCAGTTCATTCCGGTACGCCATGTGTTCTTCACAGCCATACCGTTATCACGAAAGTCGCCGATGCAGAGACCATATGCGTAGTAGCTTGCGTCGACGAGAGGAACGATGACTCCGGCTTCCATGTCTTTGATGACAGAGTTGCGAAGGTTAACTCGTTCTTCCATCGTGAGAGTCTTGTTCATCTGTTCCTCTTCTTCCTTACAAGATAGATATAATCTATCCTTCAGGAATGTCAACCACTTTTTTGTTGCGAAACGAAATTTTTCCTGCCCATGCTGCAGCGCAGTAGAACGTATCACCTACTTCGAGCTGGAACCCATTGAACTGAAACCGCTTGATCACACGATCTCCGTTCCAGCATGCGTACTCTGGAATGTCAATGTAGCCATGAGCTTTCAGCAATCGACGAACTTCATCGAACGCAGGATGATCCTTGAAAGCAGCTATGGTGCCATAGTGACCTTCGAACTCGTAACGGATCAAGCAATCTGTTACGAGTTCATCGGGAATCACCACTTTGGGATTCTCGATAGGCGGCTTTGGTGTGTGTTCAGAGAGGACGCGATCAGCGATCTCTTCTAACAGATGGGCTGGAAGTACGTTGTTCCACGACATCAGTCAGCGAACTCCTTGAGAAGTACCTTTGCCTGTGCGGTGATGTCCTCAAAGGCAATAGGTGTATAGTTGATCACCTCAACCGAGACGTTGATGTAACGACCAACTGGTGTTGGGTTACCATGGATATGCCCATGGATGTTGCAGAAGAAGTTTTTGCTTCCCGGAGCACCGACCTCATGTTGCGAAGGATGAAGCGGGATATGAGAAATATGGATCTTTTCGTCACGGAACTTACGCTCAAGATACACTTCCTTGAAAAATCCACCGCTCGACAAATAGCGAATATCGTCGTGGTTACCAACAATCAATCGCTTACTACCGTTGAGCTTTGGCCACATCTTCGCAAAACGATCTTTGTCGCCAAACATGACGTCACCGAGATGATAAACCTTATCACCGTTCTTTACAACAGAGTTCCAGTTCTCAACCATGCACTCGTCCATCTCATCAACATTTGCAAACCCTGGACGAACTTTGAGTCCAGTGCGAGAGTCGATAAAGTTCAAGATGTTTGCATGACCGAAGTGAGTGTCACTGATTAGCCAAATATTACTCATATTATATTCCTTTGAGAAGAGGTGGAGCCGAAGCTCCACCTCATTTTTGTTTTAGACGATCGCAAAGTTCCAATTGTTTGCTCAACTGGTTTCGAAGATCGTTTGCTTTCCATACTGCAGCCATCCACTCTACATATTCTTTCGAGCGAGTATCCATCATACACCTTCCTTTGCACGTTCACGAATAGTTGCGAAGTCGTCTTCGATCAAAATAATACCGTTGTGGTATACTTTACGAAGAAGGTTCTTTGCTGCGAACTCCCAGACGTAGTCTTCTGGTACAGTATGAATGTACGGGTTTACACCAAAGCCAGCCTCTTTCACGAGAGCCAAACGACCCTCTTTCGACTTCTTACCGTGGTCAGTGATTGGATCTTTCGAGAATCCTTTCCATTCGCCGTTAGCGCCTTTGATCGCCGAAGCTTTCATAGCATACTTAAGAGTATCACGGTTCCAAGCCTGCAGAAGACCACCACCCATACCGAATGCAATGTTATCGGCAGAAATGTTTTTCGCGATCATATTTTCCAGAATAATGGGCAACGACTTCTCGTTAATACCATCACCCTGAATTACACGAATGTAAGGAGGAAGAACTTTGAAACCCTTACTGTTCACGGTGTAACCAAACTTCTCCATCAAGATCTCGATGATTTCGACTGGAACAGTCTCAGGGTCACCAGAGTCAGGGCGTACCACCAAGGTGCCGCCAGAAGCAATAATCTTATCTTTCAGAGCAGTACCCCAAAGATCTGAACATGCTTTGTAGATGTCGAAGCTGTCAGATACGCAAGCATAAAGTTTACCTTCACCTGCGAACTGATTAATCATGTTGTCGTAAGCTTTCACTTCGTCTTCTCGACCCCAAGAAGTGATCGTCGAGTGTTCAGAAGCAGGAATCGAAAAGCCAACGACTTCATCAGTGTTGTAGTATTCCATAACCCCGACAAGTGCTTCAGCCGTGTCAGTGCCCCAGAAGTTCACGAGGTGAGCCATACCACCAAGGATTGCGGTCTCACTTGAAGAAGCACCACGAGCACCGAAGTCATGCAACTTAAAGTTGATCTGAGCTTCTACCGGAACGTCAGACGTTTTCAATAGAGCAGCTTTGATGATCTTCTTCATCTTACGTGACTTAGTCGCAACAGTCGAAGGGTACCAGACACCGCGCAGAAGTGCAGTCTCGAGGTATGAGGTCAGCCACCACAGGCGAGGATCAGTGTTCACCACCTGCACCTGAACGTTGTGAGTCGGCATAACCGTACCTTCAGGAACAGCTTCGATTTCAACAGGAAGCATGCCATCATATTCGTTGACGATAACTTCCCAGCCTTCACGGTTGAAAGGTAGACCGTGTGCAGTTACGATCTTCTCAGCACGGTCGACGTCCTCCATCGTGATAGGAGTCGTCATGTAGTCTTTCATGAAAGCCTGAAGACCGAAAAAGACCGATTCATCTTCGCCACCACGAGATTCGATGTACGAAGACACATGAGTCGTGCCGGCAGGATACTGCACCCACTGTGAAAATTTGTAGCTGTCAGTGCGGATAATTGCGGAGATTAGATTTAGTACGTTTTTCATAATAGAGCTCCTCTATTGTTAGGTTGATGCCAACTCTCTCTGAGCTGGGCTTTATCGGTTATTAGCCGATATTGATAAAGTTGTCGATGATGTGGAAGTGATCCTCAAACATTTTTTCTTGTTTGACCTTGTTAAAGGGCACCCAGAACGCTTTAGCTGCATCATCAGAACCTTTCACTTTCGGCAGTTCGCCGACACCAAGATCGATCAAGAACGCTTGAGTGATAGTGCGGCCACGAGAAGAACGATTCGGAGCATCGAAGGTCTTAGACTCTTTGATAGAACCCTTCAGAACAGGAAGGGGAACCTTGATCTTGGTTTCTTCCTTGAGCTCACGGATAGCACCATCGAGCATTGTCTCTTCTTGGTTCAAGAACCCGCCCGGAAGAGCCCAAAGCCCTTTGCCCGGCATGTCACCGCGCTCGACAAGAAGGATGTGACCCGATTGTACAACGACCGCGTCGACAGTCATGAACGTCGGAGGGAATGGCGCAGCTTTCCAAGCCTCCTTGTACTTCTTGACCATTTGGTATTCGTTGTACAGAGTATCCCAGTAGCCACCGATCTTTCCACCTGCGATGATGACTCTGTTCATTGCATCACGTGCAGCGTCAGGCATATTGTCAAGAGCCGCGAAGTCGCAGTTGCCGAACAGGCAGTTACGAATGTCGGTCGCGTTGATACCACCAACGTCTGCGACTTCCACGTGGTTCTTCCAACGCGGGAAGATTTCCAAGTAGTAGCTGGTGCTATCCTTCGAGTGACCGATCAGACCGATGTCTTCAGCATCAGGCACAGTGGATTCAACGATTCGCATAATCGCATTGATCCACTTGTTATCATCATACGGGTAGTCAGAGACTGGAACGACTTTTACACGATCAGTCGGGAACACCGCTTCGATCATCGCCTTGCGTTCTTGGAATGTAAAAGGATTTCGAATGTTGCGAGCTGCGAAACTGGAACCGACGACTACGACGACTTCCTTTGCTTGCTCAAGCGCGGCTTCGATAACCGCTTTGTGTCCATTGTGGAAGGGCTGGAACCGCCCGATAAAAACGAGTGCGTCACGCATGCAAAAACTCCTTTTGCTACTATGTAGGAGCCTCACTGGCTCCTACTTCTATTTATATCACAAGTTAATCAGATGTCAACTTATTTTTCATTCCGGCTCCATAACCAACATCATATGCAGCCTCTAGCCACCGAGTAATAATCTCAATGTTATCACCTTGGTAATCATTCAGATCTTCGTACAGCCGCTCGAGACGGCTGCTAAAGACTTCTGTCTCGTTTAACCACTCTTCAAAGGTCACTGCTTAATTCCCTTTTCGGCGATGGTATTACCAAAAAGATCGACGATGAGAATGTAGTCGAAGCCTTCATCAAGTTCAGGCTCAACATAAGAGTCAGCCATCGCTTTGATGATGTGATGAGGGATCGTCTTACCTTCGCGAAAAAGAAGACGAATTTCAAGTTCGGCCCACTCTTCAGGGGTGCGAGGAGGAGCGATGCATCGACAAGACTTGCGATACGCCTTTGGGAACTTTGATAAGATGCCTCGCCGCTTCTTTGGCGACATGTTTGTCTGATCCCAGTAGACGTTAACACCAGCTGAAACAATCGCGTTCAGCACATCATTCATGTGCTTTGTAGCTGCTGCAATATTATCTTGAAACACATCGTTGTACGTAAGACCAAGTTCTTTAGCTTTGTCTTCGATGTAGTTATCAGTGCTGTAGACGAATACGTCACCGCCGAACTCAGGATCATCAACAAACGACAAGAAAGTCGACTTACCAGAACCCGGGAGTCCAACAAGAACTTCAACCTTAGACATATTCATCTTCCACTTCATCCTTGAAGACTTCGGTGAAGACCGCTTCGCCGTACTCACCAGTTGTGTACAGACCCAGTTCCCAGAACCGAGCCATAAGTTTCGCATCAGCTTCGTTCTTGATATACATCGTATTCACGAGTTCACCGTTCGGAAGACCCGAGACACTCGAGAAGAAGTCAACGACGTAGATCGTCTTGATGATAGAGCCGTCGAAGTCGCCGTAGCAAACATCGACATCAACTTCTTCAGGGGTCACGATCGCGATAGCCATGTTGTTCTCCGTTGCTTACTAGTTAGATATAAGCAACGGAGAAGCAAATGTCAACCTTTTTCTTGAGTTTCTTGCACTTTTTTTCGCGAAGATTTCTTTAGGCTTGTCATAACTACAGGTTCAGCTTCTTCGATATCGTTAGCTTCCTGCGCAGCTTTTTCTGCTTCCATCTTTGCTTTCTTTGCTTCAAGACGCTTGATTACTTCGTCGCCATCCATCCAAAGATCTTTGTTGTTCAACATAAGCCTGATTTCTTCTTCAGTCAAGAAGTCTTCATAGATGTCACGCAGAAGCTTCTCTGACCAAACACGCTCATGCTGCAATTGGTCAAGCATCTCGCCTCCTTTACCCATAACACCACCAGAATAGTTATGGAACATAAACATCGAGTGTTCAGATACTTCAAACTGATCAGCACAAAGGAAGATCATAGTTGCAGCAGACATACAAGCACCTTCAACTGATACTATCACGGTCGCATCGGTTTCAGAGAGTACTCGCATGAATTGAATCGCAGTGAACAGATCACCGCCATATGAGTTAATGAACAGACGAATTACGTCTGTTGCGCCCGAATGTCGAATCGTATCAAACCACTCAATATATTCATCGGCTGATTCGATGTTACCGCAAAGATAAAATTCGTGGATATTAACAACAGCTCTCGATGTATAACGATCCTGCTGTTTGTTCTTTTGCTGGAACAAATCCATGATGTCGATCTGTTTCATTTTCTTTTGCATTATCGCTCCTTTTTTGTTGACGTTCTTTGTAGTCTAAGTATAATAGCTTTAAGGCTATCAAATGTAATAGATTTGAGATTGAACCATTAATAGTTCAATTTAGAGATTAAACCATTCCTTCGTAAACAGAACATTCGACGGTACGTCGAACTGCTTAAGCAGAGAGTAAATCTGCTCACGAGAGTATCCAGCCAAGCCGGTACCGATAGGAGTGAGCATGAAAATATCTTCAGGGTGTTCTTTTGCATAATCGATGAAGTCAGCTAAGTGCCGACCGATTGCATCGAGGGTAAGGACGTTGAGAAGATAATCTTTGGTTGGAACTGCATACGAGTTCCCTTGGCGACCAATGCCTTCGCCATATTGCGCGCCATAGTGCGTTAACGCATGGAGTGCTGCACCTTTGCCGTGGCGGCCAGCAAGGTTACTCCCGAAGACGAAGACGTTCGCCATATTCTTTCACTACCTCATCAGCAAATTCAATCACATCAAACGGCACCTTTATGCCAATCACTTGATGTTCCCAGAAGCCCACTGAGCCTCTCAATATGTATATCTTTGGCTTTTTAGAAAAGAAAAAACGACTCCACACTGAGATTCTCTCCTCGATACGAAGAGTGAACTCATGAGAGCCGTGATAGGTCGTGTGAACTAATCTGTACTTCATAGAGATATTTATATATCAGTTATGAAGGGATGTCAACCCTGTTCGATACGGTCCATCTCTGCTTTGCGCTCCTCAAGCCAAGCGTCAGCCTCTTTTTCGTCGAGGAAGTAACCACTCCAATGATTGGCTTCATTAATGTTTCCTTCATCAATCATATTACCATCGTCAAGATAATACTCGTCGATATGATCTTCCATGCTTGGAACAAGACCTTCAACTACTTTTAGCACGCGGCCGACGATCGTGTATTCAGTCTTTGTTTGAGCACGAAGCGGCTGATCATATCGAAACCACTCTATACCGTTTTGGTCTTTAAAGTAGATCTTCTTACGATGAAAAGCATTGTTATCCTCTTCAACGTAATAAACTTTTGTACCGATTTCAAGCCGTTCATTAATCATCTGTTATCCTTATCCATTGTACATCGTCAAGGTAATCAAGATAGATGTTAGGATCATTCTCTTTTCCATACGCCATCACAATCGGCCCATCCATCGAGGGGCCAACAAAGATAGTATGAAAAATAAGATCTTCTGCTTTCTCAAGGTCCTTGAATATGTATTCCAATTCAGGAAACACATACTCGAGTGTTTCTTCTACTTGAGGAGCACGATCAGACACCCAGACAATCGGAAATTTCATATCTCACCTATTTTTCTGTAGTTAGCCATTCAGGTACTATCTCTTTTTCCATCAAAAATTACTGAAGTACTTGGTCTAACAATACCACAAGTTTTACAATATGTCAATATAACTTTGAAGCGAAAGTCGTCTTCAATGAAGAGTTCCTTCCGCTCCAGATCTACGTTATGACAACATCTTCCCGCCATTAGAACTCCTTCGTCATAGGGTTCTGAATCACAGTGTAGTCCTTTGCAAGAAGCTGATTCGTGCTCACTACATTACCTTTCCATCTTGATCGAGATGCTTTTCGATCTTGGGTCGACCAAGCCAAGTCTGCAGAGTTTCTTGGTACTCTTCATGAGACTTGATAGTTGCAATCATGCCATAGAAGTGGCCCACGCTCAGAACCTTTGAACCTTTGTAGACGAAGTGATTGCCGAAGCGATCCTCGAGGAAGTTCATGTGGGTGTATCCAAAGGTGTTCTGAAAGGTACGAGACTTCACGCACTTAACAAACACATACATACGTTCACCAATGGTTCCGACGTGTTTCATTTCGCATATCCGTTGCTTACCAGTTAGATATAAGTCATAGTCTCTCGAATGTCAACCGGTAAAATGAAAAAAGTGCCCCGAAGGACACTTTTTCTTACATGGGTACTTTAAGATTACGCGTGGTCCTTCAGACCACGACCGTGAGCAACACCGTCTGCACCGAAGGATGCAGCCCAGCTCTCTGGCTTCAGCTTTGGTTCAATACCGGTCATACCGAGAACATAACCAGCGGCTTCGTTCGCAGCACAGTTTGAACCGAACTTTGGGTCGGTGTTAATATCGAGATGAATCTCTACATCGAACTCGTCGATGAAAGGTGCAAGCTGACTGTACAGCGCGCAGACCTTTGAAACCTCGTTCATCATACGCATCTTCGGACGATTCTTCTTCAAGTCGTAGTCAGGTTCGTGGTCGACGTGGCTGAAGATACGGCAGCCATTCTTACCGTTCATATGAACAATAGCTACTGTTGCGTATCGAGCATGCCAGCGTTCGTCCTTGCGGTAACGAACAGAGTCACATCCGAGATAGATCTTTGTTTCTTGGCCCAACGTGATGAGCAAGTTAACTATTTCTTCTACTTGTGATTGAGTAAACATTTCTAACTCCATTATGTACCCATGCTTCCATTATATCTATATATCAGAAAATGTCAACTGCTATAAATACTAAGTCAAAGAGGAGAGTGGTATGGATTTTCTTAGCTTAGTATCTGATGTAGGATTTCCGATTGCGGCTTCTCTGGCTGGTGGGTTCTTTGTTTTTCTAACGCTTCGGTTTATTCTTGATGGCGTGTTAGGCAGCATCAAAACCCAACGCGGGTTTGTAATGGCTCTGAATAATCGCGTAAAGACTATGAACAACGAATTAGTTCGAATCGATGTTTTAATTTGTAATGCGTTCGGTGTAAGACCTGACCTTGATCGCATTGCTCGTGCAGATGGTCAGGCTGATGCAAGGAAAGACTGATGCAAGAAATAGCTAACGCGATTAATCAATACGGCTTTCCTATCATTGCTGCGTTTGGTTTAGGCTACTTCATTTACTATATTTGGACATGGGTGACTGAACAAGTAGATCCTATCGTAAATGAATCCCATATGACTCTGATTGGTTTGATTGATCGTATTCGAATGCTAGACAATGATTTGATTCGTCTGCGGGCAAAGTTGGATATGATTCTACAGGAACAGGAAAGAGATAAACATGAGGCTGCTGCTACCAATAATACTAATGACGACAACTCCGGCAATCGCTCAGGAGGCGTATAACTTCTCGAATCCTTCCTTTTCTGGACAAGGGTTTTCTCAGCATATTCTTACACTCGAACAGATGACTCAAAAGAATGAGCAGGCAATCGATGAACGTGAGAGAGCATTAGCTGAAGAAATTGAACGTGAGCTTCGAAACTCAAATCTAAATAAGTTCTTAAACAACGTCGAAGCAAGAATTTACGCCGAGATGTCGAAGCAGCTTGTCGATGCTATCTTTGGAGACAATCCAAGCGCCTCTGGTACAATTGAACTTGGAGGCAATACTATAGAATACTACAATGATGGTGTAGATGTTTATCTCACAATCACTGACCAGAATGGTAATTCAACAGAAATAGTTGTACCTTATGGAACGTTAGGAATCGGATGATGAAATACCTTGTCATTCCACTTATGGTTGCTGGATGTGTAAATACGGCTGCAGTTCAAGAAGATCCTGAACTCGTAACGCCTACACAAAGCTACGAAGTGCCTGCACCACGCAGTGGAAAGATTGTGGTTGGTGTATACGGCTTTGCTGATATGACTGGTCAGAGAACAGGTACAACTTTATCATCTGCTGTAACACAAGGCGCAGAGAACTATCTTATCACTGGACTCAAAGATTTCGATAATGGTGAATGGTTTCGTGTTGTTGATAGAAAAGCAATCGATAATTTAATCAAAGAGCGACAAATCATTAAGTCAGCGAATCCTAGCTTCACCGACGCAGATATGCCAACAATGCTTTATGCCGGCATACTCATTGAAGGCGGAATTGTGGGGTATGACACAAACGTTGTATCTGGTGGAGATGGTGTTCGGATATTTGGTATAGGAGCAAGCGGGAAATATTCGAAACATGTTGTTACGATATCGCTTAGAGCAGTATCAGTCGCAACAACAGAAGTTTTAGCGAGTGTATTAGTGCAAAAAACAATAGTGAGTAAATCGGAAAACACTACAGTTGTTGCATTCTTTGATCAAGACACTCAAACCATTGAAATGGAATCGGGATCAAATTATAATGAACCCTCAAATTATGCTGTACAATCAGCGATTGAGAAGGGTATATATGAATTAGTTATAGAGGGAAAAAGGCAAAAAATCTGGTAAAGGAAAAAGATGAAACATTTAGCTATTACAGCAGTGCTTGTAATGGTGCCTACTATAACATTTGCAGATCAGTCTGTGTATATTGACCAGGCAGGTGAAAATTTAAACGCTACTATTATCCAAAAATTGGGTGATAACAACACGATCGGTGATATCACTGCCACCGACAAATACTTCTATCTCGACGGTGATGACATGACACTCACCTTCGGAATGGAAGGTGATGCAAACAAATTAATCGGTTCGATCTCTGGTGATACCTTAGATTTTACTTTGTCACAAATTGGTGATAACAACCTATTTGAGATTTATGCTACGCTTTCATCAAGCAGTTCTTTGTTGTGGAATATTATTGGAAGCGCGAATGAAGTGTACCTCAACATGGGCCAAGTAGTAAGCGCTGAATATACAACGCTTGATTACAACATAACCGGCAATGACAATATCTTCAATATTGGTATTGATGCCGATGGGGCTACTCATACTGTTGAGTTAACCGGTAATAGTAATGAATATACAATTACTCAAACTGGGTACGGGAGTTCATTAGAAGGTCACCTCATCACTGTCGATGCTACTGGCAACTTCAATAGTGTAACTATTCTGCAAGAAACTACAACTGCGCAATCGATCGTTAATATGGTGACCAATGGCTCGAATCAGGTTATTAGCATTACTCAGTCTGATTAATCTGATTGCTGCACCATCGATAGCTGGCATTGGAGAAATAACTGAGTATAGTGGAACTGGGATGGTCGCGCGCTCTGAAGAAGAGATTAACGCCGACCTCTCATTGCCTATTGAAATGAACGATTATATCCAGACTGCCAAAGGTGTTATTGGTATTACCTTTGATGATGAGACACAAATAAAAGTATCAGAACACTCTGAACTAACTATCGACGATTTTGTATATGACCCGAATACAAGTCAAGGGTCTCTTGGCCTCAAGGTTGCGATGGGTACCGTGAAATATGCTTCAGGAAATATTGCTCACTCGGATCCAGACAGCGTTGATATTGAAACTCCTTCAGCCACAATTGCTGTTCGTGGCACAGCATTCACTATGACGGTTGATGAACTCGGTAAATCACTTATAATACTTGTTCCGAATATAGACGGATCTGTCGGTTCAATCGAAGTTTCAAACGATGTCGGGTTCGTTGTGCTAAACCGAGCATTTGAATCTGTTCGTGTTAGCTCTCGAGATTCTGCTCCATCAAAACCAGTTATAGTTTCTATTGATGAAAGCAATATCGACAACTATATGATTATTAGTCCACCGAAAGAAGTAAAGGATAAGATTATCAGAGAAGCAAAGAGTAGCAATCCTCTCGACGAAAACGAATTAGATGTTGACTTACTTAAAGCAGATTTTCTTGATACTCGAGATCTTGAATTTAACGAGCTCGATGTCACCTATCTCGATGAAGTTATCTTCGAAGACCTTTTAAGATCTACGGATGCATCTGCTACCGACGGCGTAGTTCCTGGCCAGAATTCAGTAACTGGTGTTATAACAATTAAACAAGATCCTTATGTTGAAGTAATAAGAATGAATTCAAAGGGTACATTTGGTATTAAGTTTGTAGAAGAGACCGGTATAAACACGACTGCAACACAAGGCGAAATAACGATAAATATTATTACTCTCGATGGGCAATCAAGCAATTTTATAAGGTTAATACAACAATGAAAATATTATTATCGCCGATGTGGGCAATCATTACAACCGCCGCTTTGACTTGGTTGACTCTATCAAATCCTACATTTCTACAAAACGTCGAACTAAAACTCTTTGATCAGATGATTATTCAAGAGCCAATCAAAAACACCGACGCAGTTCTTGTCGATATATCAGAAAAGACACTTGACAAATACGGGCAGTTTCCGTTCCCACGTGACACATACGCAGATATCATTACGCGATTAAGAGAATCAAACGCCGGTGTAATCGTACTTAACCTATCTTTCCCTGAAGAAGATAGAACTGGCAAAGATAGTAAATTCATCGAGGTACTTCCTCAGGGTGTAATACTTGCACACTTTCCATCTGAGAAGACTGAAGGAAGAGCTGCATATGCTACGGGCATCGCAGAGGTCGGCGTTCCTGCTTCTAACTTTGTGCCTCGATATAAAGGCATAGCTGCGAACCTTCCACAATACGAATCAGCTGCTTCTGGCATCGGTATCGCAAACACTTTACCGGAAATAGACGGTGTTGTTCGTCGGCTTCCTATGATATCTGCAGTCGACGATAAACTATATCCTTCAATTGTTCTTGAAATATTTAAAGCTTACGCTGGTACTAACACGTATCAGATCAAGTCTTCTGATTTTGGTGTTGAGGCTGTTCGAGTAAAAGGATTTGATGCCATTAAAACTGACCAGTTATCTCGTATCTGGATCAATCCAAACTTTACGTTCCAACGATATGACGCTGCTGATAACTTTCCAGATCTTATGGGTGCTACAGTCTTTATCGGTGTAACGGCTGAAGGTATATCCAATCCGGTTCCAACTGCAGCCGGAGCGTCATACGGTCATGATGTAGTAGCAAAAGCTTTTGCATCAGTAACAAGTGGTTACAACATTGTAACACCAATGGAAAGTGAACTATATAAGTTAGCTGCTATCATTGGTCTCGGGCTTGTGATCGTGTTAAGTAGTTATATAAGATTCGGCTGGGCACTTCCGATTATTCTTGTGATTGGTGCAATTGCCTATCCATTCTATCTGTTTGCTACTAGCTCGATTCTCATCAACACTGCAATTCCTGCACTTATGTCGATTCTTGTCTTTGCTCATGTATACGGTGTAAAGTATGGCCAAGAATACTTCGCGAAGATGCAAATCAAGAAACAGTTTGGTACTTACCTATCTCCAGCAATGGTTGAAAAACTACAAAAGAATCCTGATCTACTTAAGCTCGGTGGCGAGACTCGCGAACTCTCGATTATGTTTACAGACGTTCGTGGATTTACGACGATCTCTGAACATTACGGCGAAAACGTACAAGGGTTAACTCAAATCATGAATCGTTATATGACAGCCATGACTGCTAAGATTCTTGAGAATGAAGGTACTCTTGACAAATACATCGGCGACGCACAGATGGCGTTTTGGAATGCTCCACTTGACGACTCTCAACATGCAAAGAACGCAGTAAGAACTGCGCTTGCTATGCTCGAAGACTTGGAGAAGTTCAATGAAGAAATTGCTCAAGAAGGCGTGCCGGCTTTTGGAATGGGACTTGGGATTAATACTGCTCATGTGGTTGTGGGCAATATGGGTTCTTCTCAGCGTTTTGATTATACTTGCTTAGGCGACGGTGTTAACCTTGCTTCTCGTCTCGAAGGGCAGTCAAAACCATATGGCGTAAAGATGATTCTTGGTCCTGTGACTGCTGAACAGGTGAGAGACGAATTTGACGTATGCGAACTAGATTGTATAGCTGTGAAGGGTAAGACAGTTGGTGCAAAGATCTACACCATCCATAAGCAAACGGATGAACACAAAGCCTTCTTAAGAAGCTACTATGATGGCGATTGGGCTACTGCTATATATCGCTTAGAAAAGGCACGAGCAATATCGCCGGGTCTTAGCACATATTACGATGCAATGTACGATCGTATTCAAAGCGGCAAAGCTCCAGCAAATTGGGATGGTACTTACCGCTCAAACTCAAAGTAACGGAAACAACATGTCAGAAGATATAAAAATTGACGAATGCGAAGTGGTGGATGAAAAGTTGAATATGAAAGAAAAACAACTGAAAATTGAAAACGCTGACAAGAGAGAAGATGCTCAGCGCAGAATGGCTTGGTTTGCTCTTTTTGGGATGTTATTATATCCTATATCAGTTGTAATCGCAGCGTGCTATGACCTAGATCACGCTGCTACAGTTCTAGGTGATATTGCTCCAACTTACTTCGTATCAGTCGCAGCGATCGTAGCAGCATTTTACGGTGCACAAGCGTATAATACCGTTAAGGTGAATTCGAAGCCATCAGATGGTAATTAAGAACAAAGTTCTCTACTAACAATTTAGTTAATGCAGCAAGAGCTATAGTTTGGCGATCAGCCGGATTATGGCTCTTCATCATTTCAATTACTTGCTCTGCCATCTTACGATATGCATCTTCTTCTTTAATAGGAATCATTCCCCAATCAATAGGATCACCATTCTCTATTTCGTGCGCAAGCTCGACTAACTGATCAATATTCATGCTGTGTAATACGAAGTATGACCGGTTTTGTTCAACTCTTCAAATTTAACAAGCTTTCCGTCTTCATAGTATTCCCACAAATGTTCGATACCATCGACAAATGCTTCTTCTTTTTCCTCAAGCTTTTCTTTTACTTCTTCCGACATGATTTCCTCTATTGAAACTACAAAGCGGCCAGAGACAAACTCTAGCCGCTACGATTGGTGCTGAAGGAGAGAATCGAACTCTCATCGATGGGATACGAAGCCATTGTAATACCACTATACTACGTCAGCATGAATTGGTGCTGCAAGAGGGAATCGAACCCCCGACCTGATGCTTACAAGGCAACTGCTCTACCGACTGAGCTACTACAGCGTTATTTTGGAGCGGGTAGCCAGAATCGAACTGGTCTCCTACAGCTTGGAAGGCTGCCTGGCTACCATAGCCTTACCCGCGTTATTCTTATTTATACTTCTCGCTCCGACCAGTCCATTTAGAGTTTGGACAAACTTGGGGCTAAAAAGCCACTCCACCACCTGCTTTTACGAAAGCAGGAAAATTCGTCAGGATCGTTTTGTCCGCTAAGACATCGAATATTATTTAGCGTTTTTGTTTGCTGAACCGATCCTATCTCTTACGACTTTTATACCATCCTTCTGGTATAATGTCAACATCTTTTTTGATCTTCTTGTTCTCTTTACCGTCCGTTATCCACATCGTGCCGAACTGAGAATTTGAAGAACCAACATTCTTTGACTTACGCAACTTTTGTATCGTATCTTCTGAATGCTTCTTTCCTGTAAAGCCTCTACTGTTTTTGCCACCTAGAGAAGAATGAATTTTTCTTTTAGTTACAAAGTCATCATCTGTTTCCATAAGTCTTTTTATAACTCGTGCAGCTGCAGCAGATGCCTTTTTAGAAAAATTTGGATCTAACCTTCTTTGTTCATCTAAAGATACAGACTTTCCACTCATGTTCAGATAACCAAATCCACCATTACCTCCTGGGCAAAGGTTGTAAGTGTCTTCTCTTAAGCAGAACTCTTCTGTTACCAACAGAGCTTCTTTAGCATTCATATCAGCTTCATTATCAAACTGGAAGAGAATTTCTTTCGTAAAGTTCTCGATTCCATGTTTGTTTTGAGCAGATTTTAGATGTTTACCAGAACCCATGTAACCATCATTCAAGTCTTTGGTCTGATGTTTTCCAATATAGATCTCGCCATTGATTAGGTTAGTGATCTTGTAGATTGTGTAGAACATTGTTTGTACTCATAGTTTTATGCCTTCGCTACTATTTATACAAACAATGTTCTCTGTGTCCGGATGGTGGGACTCGAACTCACGACCTACGGTACCCAAAACCGTCGCGCTACCAGACTGCGCTACACCCGGATTATTCTTTGACGTACTCTCCCGTCTGAGTCACCTGGTGCCATCAGGTCAGAGTCAGTATAATCACCCAAACTAGTAATAGTCTTGCAGGGTTTTGGCGTATCTGACTACGCATATTTGGCAGGGGCCGTGGGAATTGAACCCACTTCTCAAGGTTTTGGAGACCTGCGGATTACCACTTTCCTTGACCCCTATAATCTTTGGCTCCCTGAGTAGGGCTCGAACCTACGACCCGCTGATTAACAGTCAGCTGCTCTACCAACTGAGCTATCAGGAATAAACTATTTGTCCATTGTACACCCGCAACGGACTAACGACTTGATAGGGTGACCCTCAGACTGAGTAGTTGAACTTCTGACATCTTTTAATGTTCAACTTCTACGTGCCAACTCGTCTTCTCATGGTGTCGTCTTAACTTTATTCTCTGTTTTCAACGATACACCACCAAAGCGCTTGAAGCCCGAAGAGGTGGCAACAGCTACTATGTCTACCCGCTTACATCTTTCGAATGGTGCACGTAGTGTATCTATGAAAACAGAGTACTCGTTATAACACTATTTATATTCGGGTCTTACGGGTTTGTCCCTGCCCGATAATCAACTGGAACTTCTACCTTCATGATCTCGGATCGTCGTGGTTTTCTTGTTCCTTACTATTACAATCTATACTATTCTACAGGAATGTCAACTACTATTTTTAGTTTTTCGCACTTTTTTCTTTTGATCTTGCATGAGGTGTAAATGCTTTTGATACAAGTGTTCTTCTTCTTGTTCTTCGCGAGTCTCGCGAATCGCTTTAATTGTTTTGATCAATTTACGATGCGCTCGAGCGACGAGTGATCGTTGGAATCGATCTTTACGAGAAGGTTTTTCGAAATGGATTTCTACGTCTTCAGTAGTTACTTCAGTCATAACATCACCTCATTGTTGTTATATGGCGGATGGAGGAGGAATCGAACCCCATAGGTTTCCCTATGAACCGCTTTCCAGGCGGCCTCCCGCGCCAGCTAGGAGACTCCATCCATACTTTGAGGTTTGCTATATTTATGGCAGAAGGTAGAAGCATCGAACTTCTGACGAATTAACGTCACCCGGGCTTTCGAGACCCGTTGAGGAGCCAACCTCGGTACCTTCCATATTGGCGGATACGGCAGGATTTGAACCTGCGGACCCCTTTCGGGATCGACGGTTTAGCAAACCGCTGGTTTAAGCCACTCACCCACGTATCCAATATTATCCAGCAGATCGAGTAATGAAGTTCAATCTGATCTTTTCTGGGCTAAAGTACTTAGCGATAAGTTCTTCTGCAATCTTTACGTCAACAGTCTTGCACGAGAAGATGTCAATATATGCATCACCATTTGAGTCAACAAGATGCCCAGAGATATTGCTTGTCTCGATCATCTGAATAAAGCTGATACCAGCCTTGTCAGGTGCATGTGTAGCAAAATGCTCGATCATTGGTTCGCCATATGCAATCATATCGATCGCTGGCACCAACTCTTTAATGAAGTTGTAAACGTTTTCTTTGCTTGTAATTTTGTCAATGTCACATGCGGCGCAGTCGAACATTGCGTGATAGCCCCAATAAGCCATAGTATCCTCCATTATTGTTGGTGCCCTTGGTGAGACTCGAACTCACACTTTCCGGAGTTTGAAGCCGGTGACTCTACCAATTGGCCTACAAGGGCGTTATCTACGATTGTCTTTCAGTTGCTCGAGAACTCGTTTCGCCTTTTCACGAAACGCTGCATCAGTAACGGTATCAGAGTCAACGTCATTGCGAAGAGTGTACTTGATGCCTTCGTACCGATACAGCGCTTCTTCCATCGCCGAAGCATGAAACTGAATCCGCTCAACTGTTGCTTTGAGCATCGAGAAATCGTACGTTTCTAACATCTTTCGAATAGTATCAAGTTCGGAACAAATGTAACGGTTCACATCAATTGTGTACGGTACTTTCGACATCTCATCCTCATTTTGATTTTGAATTGGTGCGGATAGAGGGACTCGAACCCCCAACATGCGCGTTCTAAGCGCGCCGACTCTACCAATTGGCCTATATCCGCGATATCTGGTCGGTTTTAAGTTATCCGAAAACTATCAACCCATACTATGCCCAAGCAGCTTGGAAGCCGGCTATCTATTCTCTGGTTGTCCGAACATTCGATCTTTGGTGCGGAATGAGAGGGTCGAACTCCCGACATCTTCGGTGTAAACGAAGCGCTACTACCACTGAGCTAATTCCGCTTAAGTTTATTCCTCAAGTCATTCAGACTTGTTTCTCTTTGCTGTGCTTCTACGTTAACCTTTGGTTCTTCGACATCATTATGAATGACTGCATTACCTTCAATTCGGCTTCGCAACTCAGCAATTCGTTTACGTAAAGAAGCAATTTCAGTTTGAAAATCCATTGCATCTCCAATTTTGGCGACCTATGAGGGACTCGAACCCTCTTCACCCGGTGGACAGCCGAGCGTAATACCCATATACGAATAGGCCAATTCTTGTTTAATCTATACTATCTACTTGGTAGTGTCAACTACTTTTTTCAAGTAGTCGTAAGTTTCTTCATAAGTCTTAAAGACCTTCGTTCCATGCTTGCTCATGACTCTCACTGACGATCCAAAGCATTGAACACGTCCAAAACCTGGGTACCTACCGTTGCCAAGGAATCGAGAGTTCCATCGGGTACGGCGACGTACAGGATCATGAAACAGATGAGGTATGCTAAGAATAGTGCTGCAATTTGCATAGAACTCTTCTTTCTCTTGAATTGTTTTCATATTATACTTTCTGGAGCGGAGAATGGGGATCGAACCCACGACCATCTCGTTGGCAACGAGAAGCTCTACCACTGAGCTACCTCCGCGTTATTTGGTGGACCCTAGCGGGATCGAACCGCTAACTCCTAATTTATGGTGGAGGATAAGGGAGTCGAACCCTTGACTCTGCCTTGCAAGGGCAGCGTGTTCCCACTAGCACCAATCCCCCATTTGTCTTTTACTAATTCCTCAATCAAAGGAACTACTTCATTTGACCATTTACTATGAACCATTTCGTGATGATTTGGACATAAGGGTATCAAATTTTTTGGTTCATTATTGTAATGATTTTCATCAATGTGATGAACCGCAACTACTTTATCAAATCCACAAATTGCACATTCACATTTCCAATTTTGAAATGCTATAGTTCTGTAGTGTGTAGCATTATCCTTCCACCATTCTTGCCTATTGTTTGCGCAAGACCTAGAGCAATAATACTTATCTTTCTGAGGATGAAGTTTTTCTCGTTCTGTTACTAAAAACTTATTAGAACAACATAAACATTCAACTTCAAATTCCTTTAATTCACCAAACTGACTAATAGTTCCTTGCGCTTTATTCCAATTATCCCTTTTAGGATTATGTTCACACCAACGACTATGATTAGCCTTTTCCGAAGTAGTTGAGAAATTAAACTCTATTTTGCAATGTTTGCATTTCCACATTCGAATTACCTCCTATTATGGAGTATTTATAATTCGCATATTTTCAGCAAATCAGGCGCTCTCCCAACTGAGCTAAGAGCCCGAAACTATCTAGAGGGGACCTATTCCTCTAGCAGGTAGATGATGCGTGATCGCCTCAACGAGTCAGGTCGAGAACTCTCAGCAGTGATCAGTGGGATCATCTACAATATTGGCAGAGAGCGGGTGGTATCGAACCCCAACCGGGTACTAGCCGGTCCACTAGTTTTCAAGACTAGGCTGCAGACCTCTGCAGATCACTCTCCATGGAATTGGCACCAGTGGAAGGAATCGAACCCTCTACGCGCGGTTTTGGAGACCGCCGCTCTACCACTGAGCTACACCGATATAAAATTTCAGCCGGTGAATTCTTTTGTACGTGCGGCCGGATCCGTCACAATTTCTGACTAAAGACAAAACTGTAATAGGGATCGAACCCATATCTCCCCGCCGTTCCGCAAGGCGTGCTATCCATTGCACCATACAGTCTACTAGTTCGCTTTCTCGGCAAAGACTGCTACTGTAGTTCTCTAGTCAAGGCAATTGCCGCTGCCTATATAAATTCCTGGGCATCTCGCAATTGGGACTCTTACCCCTGCATCCAAGCTATGACTCAGACCGTGTTTCCCGATACGCCGAGTAGCCCTGTGGCGTATGTAGTGTTCTCATTGTAGTAGATGTCGACCTCTTCTACAACGTTTTATTGGTGCTCCTGGAATGAGTCGAACATTCGTAAGCAGGCTTCGTAGACCCGCCACCGGATCCGCCGGCAGAAGCGTTATGGCATATAAAGACCTTCGATCTGTGGATCAACAATCATTTCAGGCATGTCATCAATCCAAACATCGATATTAATCTTGTGAACGTGAAGCATAAAGTCTCGTTTAGGGCGTAGGCCTGTTCCGAAGCAATTCTCAGCACCGATGATACGACCAATAGTATACTTGGGATCATCCATGTGTTGAATGCCACGAGCAGATACACAGTAAACTTTATGTCCACGGTCAAGAGCTTGTTGTGCGAACCAATTCCACAACAGTGGATCTTTGGTGTAGGTGTCATCGTAGTCAATCGAGATATTCATCTTTTTCTCCTCTACACCATCATAATCTAAACTGTTCCACATGTCAACCTCTAAATGGTGCTGCTAGAAAGAATCGAACTTTCTTCTCATCCGTACCAAGGACGTATAATACCAGTATACTATAGCAGCGTTATTGGTGTTCCCACCAGGAATCGAGCCTGGGCCTTCTCCGTGTCGAGGAGATGAGCTTCCATTACACCATGGGAACATTGTTGGTGCGGCCACCGGGAATCGAACCCGGTTCTCAAGCTTGAGAGGCCGGCGACCATCGCCAAGTAGTCCTACGCGAGTTGGTACAGCGTACGGGTATCGAACCCGTCATCTCCGAATTGAAAGTACGGCGACCACCCCATCTAGTCCGACGCTGCATAAATTTCAGGGGCATGATTGCTTTGAAATGCCGAAGCCCAGCGGCATTGGGGTTTATTGGTGGGAGTGAAGGGAATCGAACCCAACATGCGTTACCGCGACAGATTTACAGTCTGCTGCCTCACCTTGAGGCGTCACTCCCAAACTTGGTAGCGCCAGATGGACTCGAACCATCCCTACGGGCTTATGAGACCCATGTCAGCACCTGCTGTGTCGCCATAATTTGGTGTTCCTACAAGGTAACGATCCTTGGTCTCTCGCTTATCAGGCGAACGCTCTACCTTTGAGCTATAGGAACATGTTAATCTAACACTATACTAATTGAAGACGAATGTCAACAACTATTTTCATAGTACTTAATTTGGTGCACTTGGAGAGAATCGAACTCCCGACACCAGGATCTTCAATCCCGTGCTCTACCGTCTGAGCTACAAGTGCGTTATTGGTCAGGATGGCGGGAATCGAACCCACGCCGGAAGCTTCCAAGGCCGCCACGCTACCACTACGCTACATCCTGTTTATGAGTTTGGCTCTACCTCCTCGTAGGCGACTTAGCTACACTTCAAGTTTGCAGTACCGTGAATGTGTTTTGCTCGGTCGGCTGGGATCGAACCAGCGCCATATTGGGTCTCCGGTTAACAGCCGGGCGCATTACCACTCTGCCACGACCGAGCAAA